GAACCTGCGGTTGGACCAGTGAGAGCAAATGCTGGGATTTCCTTACCTACTGCTAAATCCGGAAGCCATTTCCTTTGTTGTTTCTCTGTGCCAAATTCATGAAGTAATTCTCCAGGTCCAAGTGAGTTGGGCACCATAGCTGTGATTGCAAGAGATAATGATCTAGATGCTAAAATTGATATGACTTCAGATTGAGCGTATGCAGAAAATTCAAGACCCCCATATTTTTTCTTTATGTTCAGACCAAAGAATTTATTATCTTTGAGATAATTCCAAACATCTTTAGGGAGATCCATTGCCTGATTGATTTCATAATCATTTGTCATTTCACAGAGTTCTTGAACAGGACCATCAATGAACCTTTGTTCTTCATCACTGAGTTTAGGAATCTCTATATCTCTTAATATATCCCAATTCGGGTTTCCAGAAAATAATTCGGATTCCCACCAAACAGTTCCAGCTTCGAGCGCTTCCCTTTCTGTGGAGGACATCTTCGGAAGTATTTTCCGAAATAATTTATGTAGTTTCATATTTCTCCTAATGAAGTTTTTTACGATCTCGGGTTGCTAAGGCATCAGACCAAGACATCGCTAGATTTCTAATTAATTCTGGATAAACCTCTTCATCATATTTAAGACACATTCCCATTCCAAGATATGCTTTTCTGAGAAGATCTTTATCTCTGTGTTCTGGGAGATTATCCCAATTTTCATAGAGTCTGAATACCATTTCATCAAATTCAGCCTGACTCATAATGTTAGGATGATCTTTACGATGAGTTGCGAGGAATGAATATATGATATAATTCCCTATATCTTTGGTTAATATATATTCTTCTGAATCCATTTTTTCTATAAATTCCTGTACTCTAGTTTTTTCCATATTATGACCAAGAATGTCCCTTTTCTATTATAGTTTCCATACCATCATAATCATAGATATAATAATCGCATCAGACCAAGACATCGCTAGATTTCTAATTAATTCTGGATAAACCTCTTCATCATATTTAAGACACATTCCCATTCCGAGATATGCTTTTCTGAGAAGACCTTTATCTCTGTGTTCTGGGAGATTATCCCAATTTTCGTAGAGTCTGAATACCATTTCATCAAATTCAGCCTGACTCATAATGTTAGGAAGATCTTTACGATGAGTTGCGAGGAATGAATATATTATATAATGAGATATATCTTTGGTTAATATATATTCTTCCGAATCCATTTTTTCTATAAATTCTTGCACTCTAGTTTTCTTCATATTATGACCAAGAATGACCCTTTTCTATAATAGTTTCCATACCGTCATAATCATAGATATAATAATCTGTGCCCTCTGGATTTCCACAACCTTTAACTGCGCGCAGAATCCCCACGATTTAGCTCCAAGTTTCTCTACAACATCAACCAATAGTGGATCATGTCTTTCTATTTTCCAAGCACCCCAAAGATCATCTTCTGTGATGCGAGGTTTTTTCGTTGAGAGGTAGTCATCGCGACTTTCCATACCTATATATTTTATTGCTTCAACCGATAAATCAAACCCACCATAATTAGAATTAATAACTACTTTCATAACTTTATTCCTCGATGCTGATTTACATTTTCCACAGACGGTTCCTAGTCCGTCTATGTTTCCATCTTCTACCATAGACTCTGTAATGCGTTTACAAATACAGACGTACATTTAACCCTGACACGATACACAATCTTCCTGTGAAGCAAACTCTGCCGTCACACCCTCCAATAAATCTTGACCACTCGGTGTTTCTGCATAGTCTTTCATTGTATTCTGTTCAATTTTTTCAGACAGTACCTCAGTTTTATTTGACGTTTCAGTTCTCAGATAATACAAGGATTTATTGCCCTCTTTCCACGCATTATAATGTACATCATGAAGATATCCCTTATCAACCCCTGCTGGAAAAAATACATTAAGCGACTGTGATTGACAAATATGTTTAGCTCTCTGTCCTCCTAATCGAACAATAGCATTCTGATCAATCTCTATTGCCGTTTTGAATACATCCTTTTCATGATCAGTTAAAAACTCAAGGTGCTGAATAGAACCATTATTTCCAATAATAGAATTCCAAATTGAGTCATTATTTTGTCCCTTTTCGGACAATAACATTTCAAGATATTTATTCTTAATTAAATGTGAACCTGCACGGGTTCTATGTACAAATGCATTTGCTTTAATAGGTTCGACCGAGGGTGATGTGCCTGCAATAGAAGATGAATTAGCATTGGGGGCTATAGCTAATAGGTTGGCGTTACGTCTACCAGTACCCTCCATATCAGGACATTCTTCACGTTCTTCACCTAAAGTCAACGACATAGATACAGCTCTTTCTTTGATAAGTGAGAATACTTCTTCATTCAGTTCTGCAGCAGCTTGTGATTCGAACGGTATAGATTTCTTCATTAATAGATTATGCCAACCCATTGCTCCTATACCAATACTCCTCTCTTGTGATGCTGAATACCTAGCTTTAGATATTTCATCAGGTGCATTATCAATAAAGTATTCAAGTACATTATCTAAGAATACAGTAAGATCTTCTACTAATGGGGAATCTTTCCATTCGTCGTATTTTTCTAAGTTCAATGAGGACAGGCAACATACCGCTGTTCTTTCTTCATTCGTAGGTAATGTAATCTCAATACATAGATTAGAACCTCTCGAGAATAAACCTTTATCCTTTTGTGTTTGCGGATAAGCTTCGTTTGCCCTATCAATAAAATAGATATACGGTTCACCTGTACGATAACGTGTTTCTAGGAGAGTTTCCCATAGTTCCCGAGCCATTACAACTTCCGATACCTTTTTTGTCTTAGGATCAACTAAGTTCCAACGAATACCTTGTTCTACAGCTTCCATAAATGCATCAGGTACATTAACACCATGATGAAGATTTAGGCACTTTCTATTAACATCACCGGTAGGTATTCTCAGGGACATGAATTCCATGATGTCTGGATGTGATATATCCATATAAGCAGCATAAGACCCTTTACGAGTTACACCTTGTTTATATGCAGTCATATCAGCATCAACAGTATGAAGAAAAGGAATTGGACCAGGCGCTATATTTGATACAGATCGAACATCGCTCCAATGACCACCAACACCACCACCTTTCACAGATAACCATCTTAGTTCTGATGTATGATCTATAAGACCTTCAAGCGTATCTGGTACATATCCAAGAAAACATGATATAGGGAGACCTCTAACTTTTTCATTCTTCTCTGGTGCATTAGATAAAATGGGACTGGAGAACATAAACCAGTTATTTATCACATACTTGTAAATTCTCTTAGCGAGGGCTTTGTCTCCTCCAGAGAATGCGTATGATGTTCTTTTGAATGCTTCTTCGGGTTTCTTTTCATGCTCCTTCATGTAATAATCTTTGAGAAGTTTCAAAGATTGCTCACTTAGATCCATTATTTCCCCCGTCTATAGGATTCCATAACACCTCGTCTTTGAGCTGCTGGAGAGAACTAGAATATTCGAGATCTTTAACTTTAACTTTAAGTTCATCGTTTTCTCTTTCTAGGTCTTGAAGTTCTTCTTGCTTATTCATTTCGTGCTCCATCTTATTTAGCGACAGTTAATAAATAATCTCTATATTTATTTTTATCATATTTCGTAAAATATTTTAATAATGAATTATAATTTTTAACTTTATAATTCATAAGCGGCCATAAATAATGTTCCATCTCCTTATCGAATTTTTCAGAAAAATTTACCATTGAATCTAGAATTGTGAGCGTTTCTATTGATACATTAGTCTGAAGTACCAAGGGAATTTGATTTTTCTCGATTACAAATAAATCGTTAAATGAATCTGTAGTATTCATTAATCTGGAAATATCATTTTTAAAGTTATAAAATAGGCTTTCAGTTTTTCCATTCCAGAGCTTTAATTTATCTTCTGACATTTCAGATAAATGCATTCTTGACACATGATCCTTTGATGTTGCTGTATAAATTATATTAGATAAAATGTATTTAAGATATTCAAGGGGTTTATATTGATTAGACAACCGTTGAAATAATACTCTATCCTTTCTATTAATATAATGTTCCGATTTATAAAAACATTTATTCTGCTGCAGCATTCTAAGAAAATCAAATTTATCATTACCAAAATGCGCTCTTAATCCTATATAATAATTACAGGCTATCCACTCATTCCAATTTCCGTTCATAGGGGCAATTCTGGTTTTTTCTTAACACATCTAAGTTTTGATGCTTCGTAGTATATTTTCTCCTTTATGTTGGGGGTTAACATTTTAACCACAGATTCGATTTCGATTTCATTTTTTTCTGCATACCAAGTAATAGTATCTATAAGACTTAGTGTATGTTCTTCTGATAAGTTCTCAATTAATCTAGAAAATTCTTTCGCTGTCTTTAGCATTACATTCTCCTTTTCTTTACATTATATATTATATTCGCAGAGTTGTAAACTCTATTTTCCAACTTTCATTTTAGCTATGAGATACGATTTAATAAATCCAGATCTAACGATGTCATTGAGACCGAATTCTATGCATTTAAATTCTTCCATTAAATTTAAAATACTGAGTAGAATAGAAAACCCTTCTGAATCGGAATTTTTAAGATCCGTCTGATCAATATCACCAGCAAAGATAATTTTAGAATCTTGCCCAACTCTCGTAATAATAGAGTTAAGTTCCCAGAATGTTAAGTTCTGCGATTCATCAACAATTATGATAGAGTTATCAAGGGTGATACCTCTTAGAAATGACGTGCTTAAAAACTGTACAGTTTCCTGATCAACAAGTCTGTTATACAAAGAAGAAAACTCCGAATCAGATTGTTGCTTGAACATATATTTGACCATATTCTTATATGGAGATTGATATAATTCAGATTTTTCCTCAATAGTTCCCGGTAGAAAACCAACATCCCTAGTTGGTACAAGAGAACGAACTATGTATACTTGTTTCTTAGTTGACAATGCCTCCTTGAGAGCTAAATATAATGTGATAAACGTTTTCCCAGTTCCAGCAGAACCGTATAGGAAAAGGTTTTTATGTTCCTCATATGCCTTCACAGTTTCTCTTTGCGCGTCTGTGATAGGCACTATTTTTATTAAATTCTGTTCCGTGACTGTCATTTTCTTTCTCGATGCCAATTTAATTGTCCTTTAGTTAATTTCCATTGTCGCCTTTGGCGACTTCCTTTTAACTTCCTTTAGTATATCCTTAAATTCATTTGGTGTATTTTTTAACGGTGAACCAACACCGGTAACTATTTTAGGCGATCCTATAATTTGAGTAAATTCTCCAGAGGTAACCAATTCTTCCATTCTGGATATTGATAAAAATACTTCAGAAGTAATTCCAGTTTTAATTTCTTTTAATGTATACGTCGGCATTATATTTTACGATATTCTGAGTTCCAATTGAATGCTTCTCTTATCACATTATCAGATAATTTATATTCTTTATATAGACTCTTATCCTTTGCCAATATTAATAAATTCGCTTCAGTTTCATGAAGAGACTCTAATAATTC